GCGCGCCATCAAAACGATCGACCGACGAAACCTATGGGTGGCAAAACGGCCCTTAATCCCATCGCCCACCAATTTAAAAATGAAAACAAAAAACATCCTTTCAATTCAACAACAATTCTTATACAATAGGACAACCGACTTTACGAAGGAGCCCACTGACATGATCCGAGAATTCACTGTCCTAGCTCAATCTCAAGCAGAGTTTGTACGAAGAACGATAGAGGCATGAGTATACCCACCTGTCCCAACTGCAATCGCAATCTCATCTACATTACCGCACAAATCAATTGGTGCGAGCATTGCGGCAGTCTTATTCAGTCACATGCGCACATGGTTCCGTTAGTTTCGCGTCCAGCCCCGAAGCACACATCGGTGAGTCTGGACGGCAACGGGAACAGCGATCGATAAGTCACGTCATTACCATTACCATTACCGAAGGTGCATCACATGCCTCAGAATTACCGAGTGAGAGTTACAGTTGAGTTAGACGTCATTAACGCAGAATCCGAATCACAGGCGAGGCAGACGGTGTTCAGTCTTCTTTCAGCCAGCCCATCACCATCGAAGGGGAGGCCTGCATCAGGCCCGCGAGCGACGGTGACGGGCGTAACGATTGGTGAGTTTCATGACGTTCAATCAGACAGCAAGTCAGACGTGATGTATTAAGTGATGAAGCTCTCAGCACCACAGTACGATTTCTTGTCAACGCAGGCTCAGTTTGCGGTGTATGGCGGAAGTGCAGGAAGCGGAAAGAGTTTCGCTTTGACGCTTGATCCATTGCGGCACTGTCAGGGTCCGTCTGCGGTGCAATCGTTTCGGGGAGCGATATTCAGGAGGACTTATCCGCAGATAAGTTCACCTGGTGGTCTTTTGGATGAATGCCGGAACAACTACGAGAAGCTGGGCGCGATCTACAACAACACATCAGCGCAGTGGAGGTTTCCGAGTGGAGCCAAGATAAACCTGAGCAGTTTGCAGTTCACTAAAGACTTAAATAATTATCAGGGTGCGCAGTTAGACTTCGTTGGCTTTGATGAATGCGCACAATTCGAGCAGTCGCAGGTGATGTTTTTGTGGGGGAGGTGCAGATCTAAGTCGGGGATCAAAGCGACACTTAGGGCCACATGCAATCCTGACGCTTCGAGTTGGTTGTACAAATTTCTGCATTGGTGGATCGACCCTGTCAGTGGATATCCGATCAAAGACAGATCAGGAGTGATCCGATATTTCAAGACAAGAGGCGAAGAATTCATTTGGTCAGACGAGCCGACGTACGACGATGACGGAGTTCTTGAGACAACATCGGCGACATTTATACCTGCGACATTGAACGACAATCAGGTTCTGATGCAGGCAGATCCTAGTTACAGACAGAGGCTCATGCAGCTTTCTGATTCAGAGCGAGACAGGTATCTTCACGGGAACTGGTTGGCATCGAGCATCACTGGAACGGAGTGGAGCCGCGATTTATTTATTGACCTGTTGGTTCCGTTTGAGCAGTTCCCCGTTCCAAAGCATGCAAACGACGTTGTCCGGATGTTTTCGGTTGATGCGAGCAAAGGGAAGCATCAGCACAAGGGCGATTATTCGGCGATCATCTGTGTTGCGCAGAATTCTGAACTGAAATACGTTGATGCGGACGTAAAGCGACGACCACCGGGCCAGATAGTTCAGGATCTCTTTTTATTCACGAATCAGGAGCATCACAGCATCAGATCTGGAGACCTGATTGGGATTGAGGCACTTCAGTTCCAGTCGATCTTCATCGACTTGATTATGCAGTACGCAGCGGATCATGCGGACTACGCGCTCAGCAAGTATCTTCGATCTGGAGGAATCATCATCCCGGTTCAGGACATGTTGAAGAAAGAGATGCGAATCAGAAGACTCGACGGACCTCTTCGGCGAAGAGAATTCAGGTACATTGAAAACCCTAGTACATCATTGCTTCTGAACCAGTTCAGGAACTGGGATGGAATCCCCGGTGTGGGCAAGCATGACGACGCGATTGACGCACTAGACATGGCGTTGCAGTTACCTAGGCATTTAGAACGGTATTACGAGGAACTCAGAAAATGAAGCGACCACTGGACATCAACGGCGACGAGATCATCATGGGGAACTGGTACTGGGTTCAGGACCGAAGAGGAAAGATTTTCGGTACAGGTAAGTTCTGTGTGATGATTGGGTCTAACTTCATTTCGTTCAGCATTGGAAATTCAATTTTTCTTGCGGAAGACTTTCTTGATTATGCGCCGGTCGGCGTGAGTCCGGAGTCTTTGTTTGGAGTTCAGCAATGACAGGGCCACTACTCGCCAAAGACCTCATCCTCCGTCGCAACGAGAACCCATTCGAGTTCCTGATCGCCGTCTGCAGGAAATGCCATACACGCACAGATGCGCAGCGAATTGAACTGCATTTGGCCGGATGGAACATTGCGGTCGAGACGCGGATCGAGAATCACGACGGGTTCATGTTGTGCCCGAATTGTGCGAACGACAGTTACGTTTGGGAGGATTTGTACTGATGACAGTTCACCTTTGGGCGATCGGTGGGCATTACGATCATGCTGGATTCGGAGCAGTTCGTGTTGAGGTTGTGAAGTGGAACACAGTCAAGGCGACATCATTGAGTAAAAACAAGACGTTCAAGGACTTCAAGAGCCAATTCAGAGGCCCGACGCATCTACCATGTCCTTACTGCGGCGAACTACAGATTATGAACAGCGAGTCAGGTCTCGCCGCAATGCGAGGTGAAGGACAGATCGACTTCCCGGAACACATGATGAGGTGCCGACCATGACCATGCGAGACGCAATCAACACAACACGCGCTGGCTGGCGAGCATTCACATGTCACGAGTGCAAATACCGATGGGCGGAACCGACGCGAGACAGGTTTTCGCCGAGCGTAGAGTCATGCCCGCGATGCAGCGACAACTGTGTCCCAGAACGCCAGTGGCACGACGAAGAGATGAAGACGGATAAGTTTGGCAATCTTATTCCGGTGGGGGAAAGAAATGACAATTAGCCCTGACGACAAGATGGACGCACCGATCGACGATATTTTGTATTGGAGTTTCAGGCTGATAAAAAGAGCGTCAGCCATGATGAAAAACGAATCCGTCAGTGAGATGAGTGACGCAGAGATGAGTGTGCTTGAGAAAGAGTACTGGGAGAAAGAAGAGGAACTGAGGCAGGCGTATTTGGTGGTGTTGAAACTGCGATCCAGAGAGATCGCTGATCACTGTGAGGCCATTGGGTTCAAAGGAGTAACAGAGCAATTCGTTAAGGAAAATCCGTTCCTTATGGCTTTAGCTTACGGTAAATTTTGCGAGATAGACTGATGCCTAAGAAGTGCAAATCCTGTTCATCAAAAGACCCGGAGATGATAATCTTCGTAATGATCCAGACGGTCAGTGTCCTGTGTTGTCAGACGATGATCCCAATGCCGTACGCCGGCCACCATGCACATTTCGTGCGAAGCAAGAGTAGCTGGTGGTCAGACTTCGAGTGAAATAGGCTTGTTTGCATTTGCGAAATCACCGAAACCGTTTAACATGGTTTAAGGAGATCAGCAAAATGAAAAAAAATGAGTCGTATTCCATCGAGCACGAATTATTCGCCATTTCTGCGTCGAAAGTCGCGCGCCAGATCATGGAGGAGTTGGGAACGGGGTATACAAGGCAGAACGACGAGGGCGACGACACGTTTCCGGCCGGCGGCGAGGAGCCATACGACATCACTGAGGGGACGCTGGGCGTGAACCGGGTGATGACGCTGGGCGACAGCCTGAGCAGAGTTTGCTGGGGCTCGAACGCTAAGGACAACCGAGGGTACTACATTGCGGACACTGGGCACGTCGTCACGGTGAAACCGAAGAACGAGGCGAATCCGAACGCAAAGGCTGTGCAGAACGCAGAGCGATTCCTTGAGAAGTGGCAGAAAGAGAACAATTGGAAGCTCCGTCAGTCGGAGGTGAGTCACCGTTGCGACCGTCACGGGGAGGTATTTGACCTACTGTACTACGACGACGACGGGATTTTGCGAGTTTATTTCGCGGAACCGACTGATCTTGAGGAAGACCCGAACAGCCAATATCAGGACTCGAATGCGGGTGACAATCCGTCGCCATATCCGTTCATCGACTTATTTGGTGTGCGGCGTACGAACGACATCAGGTACAGGCCTGTCGCATATTTCATTGAGAGCGACTGGTTCCCTGATCTGCGTTATGTTTCTCAGATGGGGGCAGTACCTGCACCCGAGAGCCTGAATTCAGGGAAAGTGGCAGTTCAGCACCGCAAGCGGAATGTTTTAGCGAACGACCCACGGGGACTGACGCTATTTTGGCCCGTGCGCGAGGAAATGATCTTTGCCAAGAAGTTGCTGGCAAACCTGATGCGAGTATCGGCGTTTCAGGCGGCGTTCGGTGCGATCCGGACGATAAACGCCAGCCAAGGAGCGGATCAGGTGCGCAATTGGCTTGCATCACAACAGACTGGAGATGGATCTGCAGGTCAACGCGAGAGTTTCGACTTCCCGGCTGCATCCGTCGTCACAGTCCCCGGCACGATCAAGTATGAGTTCCCTGAGACAGGCGCAGGCAACAGCAATCAGATCGAAGTTCTGACGAGTCTTCTGCGCGCGTGCTCTGCCGGGATGAAAATCCCTGAGTTCATGCTGTCGGCCGACGTATCGCAGGGGAACTTTGCATCGACGCTGGTATCAGAAGGGCCATTTCATAAGGGAATGCGATTTGAACAGTCCCAGATGGTCGCGGAGGACGAGGTTATCCTAATGCAGGCGTTGCGATACGCGGCATTCAGAGGTGTTGAAGACATCACTGACGCGGATATCGATGACATCGTGCTTCATATCAAGCCACCGAGGGTACAGACGAGGAACCGTGCGGAAGACTTCGACGTCAACAAGGAGTTGTATGACCGAGGAGAACTATCAGGCAAGACGTTGCTGGCCGAGGAGGGCAAAGAACGAGAGTCTGAACAAGCGCAAAGGCAGTCTGAGTTGAAAAATGAGCTAGAACTACCAAAGGGCAGCAGTTTAGCGACGACTGCGTCGATGCCAGGGCCTGTAACAAAGAAGAAAACGGACCCAATGAAGGAAAAAGGGGTCTCGAAAGGAAATCCGGAAAAAATTATACAGAAATGAGTTGCAGAACTGAAAAGGTGTGCTTACAAAAGAAACTGCTTGATTTCAGCAAAATGCTGAAACGGGGAAATGAAAAATGTGCGCTTGCAACAAAAATAAAAAGAAGCCACCACCACCACCGCCGCCACCACCGGAACCTTAAAAGTGAATGACGCCCTTGAAACCGAAGATGCATTTGAGGCGATTGCCGAAGATCGCATTGATCGCGAAAAGGGAATCATCCGTGGGGTTAAGTTGTTAGGCATCCGTTCGAAGAACAGGCGAGACTACGACACACCTGGTGTTCGTGTGTCAGCCCAGAAGTTGCTCTCGGGCGCTGCAATATACATTGACCATCCGAAGACAGCGACGGACGCACGATCCTACAAGGATAAGTTTGGCGTCGTCGGCAAGGAAGTGAAGTATATTCCTGGTCAGGGACATTTTGGCGACATCCACTTCAACCCGAAGAATCAGGTTGCCGAGCAATTTATTTGGGATGTGTTGTTCGCTCCGAACACTTTTGGAATGAGCATCAACTCTGCAGTGAAGTATGCGGACGATGGTCGTCGGAATAAGACAGGTGATCAGGTTATTGAGTCAATTGAGGTATTGCGTTCTCTTGACGTTGTGACGCGACCCGGCACAACGGACGGAATTTTTGAATCTAAGGAAGATGAAATAATGGATCTCAAGACCCTACGCGAAAAGCATCCTGAGCTTGTAACAGAGTTGTTGAAAGACAACTCGAAGTCAGTCACGGAACAAGCAGAGTTGGACGCTGCCAAAAAGGAAGCGGCCGACCTGAAGGTTCGTCTGGATGCATTGGAGTCTGCAAACGCAGCAGCCAAGCTGAAGTCTGAAGTCGAAAAAGAAGTCAGCGATGCGTTCGAGGGTGTTGAGATCAAGAGTGAACTACTCGGCGAAATCGTCGAGTGTGCTTGTGAGATGAAGGCGGACACCCGCAAGAAATTCACAGGTGTTTTGGCTAAGTTATCTCCGATGCTGGTTGACGCACCTGACG